CTTTCCAAGTGCTTCTGAAATCTTTTTAATCTTTACATTACCCTGGAGAGTTTCTAACTCGTATTTCGCCCGCCACTCTTCAGCGTCCTTCTGCGCTTCCTGGCGTTTCTTTTTATCTGCTTTGTATTTCCAATACAACGCCTGTTCGTTAGGGTTATACTTCTTGAGGTTATCTTCGTTTTTCTGAACCTCTTCAAACGTTGGCTTTGCTTCTACTTCTTTCCCTTTTTCCCCTTTTTCTTCTTCTTGAATACTTGGGGTTTTAACATTGGGTTCGACTTTGAGTTCGCCATCTGCTTTATCTTCCTTTTTTGATGATTCGTCAATAGTTTTAACTAATCCATGCTTCTCCGCCATTTTCACCTCTTGGGGAAGAAGCCCGTCTGTACTAAATGTCTTTGGTTCTACTTTTGTAGGGGTGCTGATTTCGACTGTGGTTTCGGCGACTTTTTCTGGCATACTTTCTCCTTTTGAGATTTTTCATTAAGCCGTTTATATTCGGCTGTGAATTTAACTACAAGTTCCTGCAAACTCGTTTCTTCATTGAGTTTTAATAGTCCTCTTATGAAATCACAATCTTTCATATACTGTTCGTAGAAAGTCATTATGCTCCTGTTTTTGAAGCTGCGTCAATCTTCATCTGTTGCTGCTGTATCTGCATTTGGGCGGCGGCTTGCGCTTCCATCTGGGCGATAATCTTCTTCTTCTCATTGTCCGGTATTAAGGACATTTCAATTAGTGCTGTTGGAGGAATCGGGATACCTTGCTGAGCCAAATCGGTAAGAGATATGAAGTTGCTTAATCTTACAGTTTCGCTGAACGGACCCTCGCCAACAGATATATCGTATTTTCCTATTTCGGAGTCATTTAAGACTTGATTAACCAGCTTAAACGCTTCATCAAAGTCAATAGAAGGAACTAACTGGTTCTTATCATCAACAACTGGGTTCTGTGCCGAGTTCTGCGGATACATCAGCATATTCGCCTTTTCAAGTTCAGATACCTCGTTATCCCTGTTCTCAACCATTTTATCTAATCCACGCTGAATGATGGCGGTAACGGGAACTGTAAAGGCTTCCTGAATGAACTGGTCGCCAAGAACTCTCATGGCGGATTCTACAGTGAAAAGTTCTTTCATTTGGCTTAATATAAATCTGCCAACTATCTTTTTTGTAATCGAATAGTTATCAAGGGTCTCTTGAACCATTACTAAACCCTGTCGTTGCTTTAAGAGAATCGCCCTACCGGACTGAGAGTTAGAATCTGTCGCTAACAGGTCTGGATTGACACCTGACGCTTCCTTGAGGTCTTGGGCGTGTTCCATAGCCGCCTGAGCGTGTCCTTGGCTCAATGGCATGGGGGTGATTCTGATAAGCGGGTCTGTTCCTTTTGCCCTCTTTAAGACCACCCCAGGAGAAGAGCCGAACTCTTTAAGTTTCTTTTCCTCGTCCTCACTAGCCATCTGTCCTTCGTGAATATCGAACCCTGAGTTTGCAGAGGAATTGAGATGTCTCAGTTCTTGAGTTCTGCGCTTATTGAACTCTTCTTGCAGGTCTTTAATTACCCTAACAACCCCTTGGATAGACAGGTCTTTTTTACCGACATCTTCTGTATTAAATTCGCAGTATAGAGGGATAAGCGTGTAGTTTCTCCACCTCGGATATGACCAGAGTTCGCCATCATAGAATACCTGGTCGCCTACACATTGATAGAGTTTATAACACGGAACCTTTTTGGAGATAACAACTGACCCTGGAATCTGTAAAGAGACTTCCTCTGCCTTTTCTTTGCTCTCTGCTTCTTTTATAAATCCTCTTTGTTGATCGGCGACATAATACGCCGTCTTGATGGTCTTATACTGATAATCAATCAAATCGTAAGTTGCTTCTTTGAACTCGTCTGCTTCAGTAGTTCCTTCGCTTAATCCAGGATAATCCATACCCTGAATGTGTCCGGTAACTTCCTGTAGGCTATTTACATTGATTTTCCCGCCTTTAATCCTCTTAATCTTCGCCCCATCATCAGGAAACAGCAATTCTAAATCTTCTTCGCTTAAATTCCTTGTCAGTTTAACAACGAACTTCGCATCTGACATATCATACTCGCAATGGTCGGGGTCTGGGAAAACATCTGTTCCACTGATTACCTTGAACTTTAACGCTCCGTTAATAAGGTCGCTGGAATAGTCTATATACGGCTCGATAAACGAGAGTCCGCAGATTGCAGCGTTCTTGAACTGGATTGATGTTTTCTGCGATAAATCGCTGGTCTTAGAGACGTTTTTAAGCAGTCTCGTAACCATATCAGCCACTAAACTATCTTCTCCGCCCTCTGGGAATCCTACGAAATCAGACTTGCTCTGTCTCTCAATACCCGTAATAAGTTTGATAATAGGCTTGATTTTGTTAATAACAAGAGCCTTGACACCTTGTTTTCTTAAGGTATCAACGTCTTTATCTTCCCATTGTTTTCCCTGAACGAACTCAAAGTCGTTCTTCATCTCTCGGTGAAGTTTACTATACTTTCCAACAGAGTATTGAAGGTCTCTGTAAACTTTCTCAATTATCTTGTCTGCCATAACTCCCTCATACAGTGTTTGGATTGAACGGGTATGCGTTACTTGAATCTTTTAACGGATACCTAGAGTCTTTTTTCTTAATTATCGGAATTTCGTCATACGTTCCGCACATCATCATAATGTTATCTGAATAATCTGGGCTTCTTCCTAATCTTTCTTTCAAATCTTTCTTTCTTTCAACCGCTATGTAACCCTTCGTGTGGTCTACTAGTTTTATCGCAGCCAATTCCTCTCTTTGCTCTGGAATACAGGAAATTGAGAGCATATTCTTCTCAAACATATTCCGCATCTTCCAATGTGCTTCGTGTCTGCGGTTCTGGAACGTATCTTTCTCAGTAACCTCGATATTCGAGCCTTCAAACGGGATAATTCTTACATCTTTAGATCGTGATTGTCCCAATAACCCAACAGCCACCCTGCCAATGCCGTCAGCATCAACAACAATGCAATTCCCATCAACTTTTCGAAGCATTCTCCAGACATAAGGCTCTACTTCCTCGACTTTTTTCCCTCTTATTTCGATAGAGTCAACTTCTGTCGTATTTTCCCACGCTTTAATGACGTTCCTATCGTCTCCGCCGTCTGCTACGTCCCAGACTACATACCTTTTCTCATGCTTGAAAGGAAACTCGACTTCCCGACCCTCGGCTCTTTCAATCCATGAGATGGGTATAAGCGAGTCCACGTCCTCATCTGGGATTTCCCCAGTAACCATCGCTTTATAAAGGTTAGTGTCTTTTCCATATTTCGCTATGGTACGATCTATGAACGCTTTACCGGAAAGTCCTGGTATCGTTCCTTCGCCGATTTTATAGTTCGGCGAGTCGTAGACAGATACAGTTATCTTGTTGTATCTTGAATCCTTAAAGCAATCCACAAAATCGCCTTTGCTCAATGTAGGATTTCCGATAACCAATAATTTCTGCGTTGGAGTGGTAAGTAACTTATCTACCGCCTCCCAAATCTTCTTATGGATACCAGCCGCTTCGTCCATAATTACTAATACATTGTGATTATGGAATCCTTGGAATCTTGTTGCGTTCTGCTCTACTTGGTCTGGTTTAGTGGCGAAACCTATTGCTGACCACTTGTCTATCCCTTTAATGCCTTTCTTCTTGCACCAGGACTGCATATCTAAAGATGTCTTGGTGGGTTCTCCGCCTAAGGGTATCCTTGCGTTACTATGCGCTGAATTGATCTCTCTCCAGATAATTTCCTCAACCTGTGTGTTTGATGGCGCTGTAGTAACCACAGTTGATGGATATTGGGTATAAAGAAACCATAAAGCTATCCTAGATACTGTAAAGCTCTTCGAAAGACTGTTTCCGGCTTTTACCGCTGTGAACTGATGGTCTCTTACTGAGTTTGTTATCTCAACCATCTTATCCCAGACATATTTAGGGTTTACATCCAGGCACTCTGTAAAGAACTTAATCGGATCTCTAGCATACGCCTGAAGAATCTGTGAATACTTATTACTGTTCTTCATCATTAGTTTCTATTGTGTCGTAGTTCTCTACCTCAAGTGAGGCTTTTTTCACCATATCGGCGAAAGTAAATGAATGATCTATCGTTTGGTCTATTCTCTGCGGATTTGACTTAATGGCTAGACTTACCAACTTGTCCATAGGTATATCCATCAAATCGCCTACCCTTGCCCCCACTGCGTCCATAAGACAGTGGGAAAGCCCCTCTGCCCGCTTATCCATCTCTCTTGCTTCTATAAGACTCTTGCCAGGTATCTTACCTCTTACCGTGATATTCCTATCTCCAGGTTCGCTAGCAATCAAAGACCCGTTATTACGCATCATCTCTAACGCCTGCAACTCTGTATGTGTATCTTCATACGTTCTTTTAAACTCTTCGGGTGTCATGTTCCGATTCTCCTAAATTAGTGCAGTTTTTCAATCTATCGCCCGCCCTCCGCTGCCAACGTACACGTCTTAACTAAATTCTATCTGCTCCTGCTCATAGGTGGTTACCAAGACCCCATTCTTCATCTCGCTCTTGGTAGTCTTACGGACAACCCGCCGAAAGTCGCCTTCATACAACTCGTCCCCTAACGCTATCAGGTTCAGGTAATCTTTTATCTTTTCGTCTCGGTTCATGCTTTTCTCTTGAATTGTGTTGTAACTTGTTTGGACTGAGGTATTTGAGTTTTTGTATCTTTTTGTTCTGTTTCTGTAACTACCTCAGATTTATAAGGATACCACCCTTTTGTGTCTAATGCGCCGACAGAATCCCTCCAAGTAGAGATGCGTTCCTGCGTTTCCCGTGCTTCATCTTCTGTGTAGTAGATCATTATCGCTCCAGAACCACCACAATTAGTAGTATGAAAATCCCCATTACTGCTATCCATAATATCGCTTCCATGTCGTAAGCCTTTGTATTGCAAAGGTTTCTAGAAAATATTTCCAAAAAAATCGGGACTCGACTTGCTCCAACTACTAACGACGTGATGATTTTGAGTTACTGCGCACACTCTGGGGAGGTACTGGTAACATGACATCTCGCCCGTGCCTTTGGTGGCGGGGGGGCCGGCTGCAAGGCCTCACACGTGCCGCACGATCCAACAACTACCGCATATACACGTTATGTCAACTACATCCGCATACATGAATGCTATAAGGCGCTATACATCAATGACATACAAGATATGGTATAGTATCACGATATAAGTCTTATGATGCCTTAGTTACCTTGCGTTTCAGCGCAATTGTATTGCTATTTATTCCAGGCATGGCTGAATGAGGCCGGAAAGC